ATCAGCAGCAACAATTAAAGCGAGACAAAAAAGATCATGATATTATAAAAAATCCCCAAGCGGAGCAAGTGCAACTTGACCGATACTACAATGGACGGGAACGTTAAAAAATAGTTTTGAAAAAACACCAGGAAAAATGGAAGTTACGGTCGGAAATAAAGCCCCTTACTATAAATACCACCAACAAAAAAACAGGAGTGGAAAACTGCCAAGACGTTTGATTTTAGAACTAAAACAAAACGACAAACGCGACATCGTAGCAATAATTTGAAAATGATTAAATAAAAAAATAAAAAACTTTTGACGCCAATTTTAATTTTTAAAACCTTATTATGACTGATAATGTTATCGAAGCAATAAGAACACTTTTAAAAAACAAAATCCAAACCGCAACAAAGCCAATAAATTTGATAAAAAAAGTTTATTATGGAGACCCTGTTTTGATACCAACGGCAGATATGCCGTCAATTTGTGTTATACCAGGAACGAACGAAACAAGTGCGAGAGGTAGCAGAATTGACAACCGCAGCGGAAGTATAATAATAAAACTTGTTTTTAATATCAAGGACGATATGGGTGGAAGCGATCCGGAAAAAATAGACTGGACACAAAAAGCCGTAAAAATAATGGAAGAAATGGACGGTGGAAAATATCACGCCGAAAGTATAATGGGAATTTTAAGAAACGACCCAACTTTGAGCGGAACGGTTGAAATGATAACAGCAAACGCTATCGAATATACTTTTGAGGGAAAAAGAGAAAGTCCAACTTATGAAGCAACAATGAAGGTAAATTTTATCGCGGTAGGCGATAGATAAAAAACAAGTTGATTATTTAATAAAAAATATTATTATATCTAAAATTTATATCTTTATTTTTACAATATGAAAAATATTAAAAATATTACAAACGAAGCACAAGCCGTAGCAAATATACCAGCTTTCGCACCAGGAGAAACAAGAAAAGTCGACGACCAAACAGCCGAAATTTTATCACTTTCACCGCATTTTGAGGAAGTCAAAGGCAACGCGGATGCCAAAGACAAGCCAAAGTGAGGCAAAGAAAAAGCGTCGGATTTGGACGACTAATATTTTATTTGATAAATTAAAACAATTATGGCATCAACTCGTTTATGATATTTAGCCCTTAAAAAAGAAGCGACAAAAGCAACAGCGGTTAAACCGATAAATTTTGTCAGATTTAGAGAAGGGGACATCGGTTTTAATCAAGAAGTTATTGAAGCAAACCCAATTATGAACAACAGGTGGAATCCTTTGACAGCAGTTCCAGGGAAAATTTCAACAGACGGAGAGTTTAAAATGGATGTTGACGCAAAAGAGATTTGACATTTTCTTTATGCAGCTTTGGGGAATTACTCAAAAACTACATTATCGGGAGTGGCAATAAAACACACGTTTTGAGTGGCAAACGATTTGCCAACCTATACAGTGGAACAATTAAAGTGAAATCCAACAGGAACAGACTATGAAGTTATAAGAGCATACGGGGCAATGGTTGACAGTTTCGAGATAAGCGGATCAGACGGGCTTTGTGAAATGAGCGCAAAAATGAAAGCTCATGGTGTTTTTGTAAAATGAGACCTTACGGCAGACAGCACGATTTGAGCTCCTGCAACACTTAATTTGACAGATACAAGAGGTTTAATTGCAACAGACATTATAAAAATAACAGACTCGACAGAAACAGAAGACACAACAGTGGCGGCAGTTTCTAGTCAAACGGCAATTACAGCAACAACAACTATGACATTTGAAGTAGCAGAAGGAGCAAAAGTGGAATTAAGACCACAAACTCCGTCATATTCTACACAAGCGTTGCCTTACTCTTTCGTTCATGCAAACTTCCAATTTGGAACAGATTTGACAGCGGCAGCAAGTGCAGCAGAAACAAACGTGGAAAACTGGACTTTCAGTTTTGAAAACGGGCTTGAAGAAAGATATTGAAGCACGGCAGCAACGCCAAGCGTTATTGCACCAAAAGGAGCAACTGCAAATTTGAAATTTACAAAATATTTTACAAATTCAGCAGATAGAGACGTTTATTTGAACTTAACAAAACAAGCGGTTATTTTAACGCTAGACCTTTGAAAAGTTATCGGGGCGACTACATACACTTATAAATTTAAAATATCTATTGCAGATATGAGATTTAAAAGTTATGAAATGCCAACAGGAACAGACGAACTTTATGCGGTAGATTTAGAGGGAACTTGTTTTTATGATACTACAACAGGAAAAGCAGTTGAAATTGAACTACAAAACGACGTTGCGGATTACGCAGTGTAATAAAAATGGCGGGGTTAGCGCCCTGCCTTTTATTTTTTAAAACATACATATTATGCCAAAATTAGCAGATACAAGACAAACGAAAATAATCGAATTACCAAGCTTCCCAGGAAGCCAAGTGGAAGTTTACTCAAAACTAACAGTCGGAGACCAAAGACAAATGATGAGTGTTGACGGCGATCAATTCACAAAATCTTTACATGGGTTTTTAAAATGTATAAAAAGTTGGAATTTTACAGAAGACGACGAAGGAAAAATGCCAACGCCTATTACTTTGGAAAATTTAGAAAAGTTCGGCGATGACGATTTAAAAATTTTAATTGAAGCAATAAGTGGAAAAACTTTTGACGAAATTAAAAAACTTTGAGGGCAGTTAATGGATTCAGAAAAAAAAAATTAAAACAGAAAAGAAAACTAATCATTTATAACAAAGCCCTGGACGGGAATAAAATCGGAGAAATAAAAAACGAAGACGAAATGGAGGCTTTGCAAATTCTAAACGATTTTATTCTAGCCAGGGAGTTTTGATATACACCCGACGAAATTTTGGAAATGCCCGAGGATTATTATAATGATTTTTTATTATTACTAAACCTAGAAAGTGCTAAGAAAAAAGCCGAAGCAGAAAAGCAAAAAAGAAAAAGATAATTTTATTTTATAAAATGTAGGTATGGCAGAAAATCAAGAATTAAATATCGTCGTTAAGCTAGTAGATCAGGCAAGCCAAGGATTAAAAGGAATGTCTGACAGCTTAGATAAATTTTGAAAAAAAGTCGACGAGCAAACGCAAGGAGCGCAAACCTTCACAAAAGCTATAATTTGAACGGCAGCCGTTGTTTGAGGTGTGGCAGTAAATAAATTTATGGATTTTGAAAAAACAATGTCCGGAGTAAAAGCCGTTTTATCGCCAACAATACAAGAATTTGACAAACTAAATGAAAAAGCAAAACAACTTTGAAAAGATAGTATTTACAGTCAAAGCGAAGTGGCGCAAAGTATTGAAATGCTAGCAAAAAACGGGCTAGACGCAACACAAATATTAAACGGGGCAGCAGACGCCACGGTTAACCTTGCCGCAGCAGCCGGGACGGATTTATCAACAGCCGCAGACCTTGCAACAGATACAATGGCAATTTTTGGAATACAAGCCGAAAATATGTCAAGAGCAATAAACGGAATTTCGGGGGTTGCCGTAGCTTCAAAATTTACGGTTGATGATTACAGACTTGCACTCGCACAAGGTTGATGAGTAGCAAAAGCGGTTTGAGTTCAATTTGAAGACTTTAACACGGCTATTGCTGCAATATCTCCATTATTTGCCAGTGGATCAGACGCGGGGACATCATACAAAGTATTTTTACAAAGATTAGTGCCAGCCAGCGACAAAGCAGCCGAAGCAATGCAGGGGCTTTGACTTATGACAAAAGACGGAGCAAACCAATTTTTTGACGCAAGCGGAAAGCTAAAAAGTATGGGAGAAATTTCGGGACTTTTACAAAAAAGTTTAAAAGGACTTTCAGACGAACAGAAAAACCAAGCACTCCAAACAATTTTTGGAACGGACGCCATGAGGGCAGCGGTTGGGCTAGCAGATACAGGAGCGGAAAAATTCGCAGAACTAAACGCACAAATACAATGAACAAGTGCAGCAGATCAAGCAAAAACAAGACTAGACAATTTATCGGGAAGTTTTGAGCAACTTATGGGAACGCTAGACGTTATTTTAATTGATTTTTGAGCTGCAATTTCAGTTGTTTTACGTCCAACTATTGACTGGTTAACAAATGCACTGGAAAACGTGAGGGCAACATTTCAAGGATTAAGCCCAGAAATGCAAACAATTTTATCAGTTATCGGGGGAGTAGCAGCAGGATTTGCGGGGCTTTTGTTAGTAATAGGGTCAATTTGAATTGTTTTGCCAGCTATTACAGTAGCCCTTTCAGCAATAGCCGGAGCGTTGGCATTTTTAATATCGCCTATCGGTTTAGTTATTGCAGCAGTTGCAGCGTTAGCGATAGCGTGGCAAACTAATTTTATGGGAATACAAGAAACAACAGCACAAGTATTTGCATTATTAAAACCTTATTTTGATATTTTCAAACAAGATTTACTGGAATTATGGGAAACAGCAAAAGTTGCATTTGATGGATTTAAAAACGCGGTTATATCAGTTTTTGAATTTTTACAACCTTATATTATGGCAGCCTTACAAATAATAAAAGATTTTTGGACGGCACATTTTGTAGATATTATGAACATAATAATGGGGACGTGGGAAATAATAAAAGGATTATTTCAAGGGGCTTTTGATATAATAAGCGGAATTTTTCAAATATTCGCCGGACTTTTTACAGGAAACTGGCAATTATTATGGGACGGAATAGTTTTATCAATTACAGGGGTTTGGGAACTAATAAAAGGGATTTTTTCATGAGCCTTTCAAATTATACAATGAGCGCTCGGAATTTTCGGTGGAATCATAAAAGGAATATGGGACGCTTTATGGCTTTCTTTTAAATTATTAACGCAAGCAGGGTGGAACGCTATCGTCGCAGTTGTAGGGCTAGCCTGGGAAGGTTTAAAATGACTTGTAAATTTATGAGGCGAAGCAATAACCGGAGCGTGGACGGCAACAATGGAAGGAATAAAAGGAGTTGCAGAAAGTATTTGGTCGACAATTAAAAACATTTTTGCGACAGGTATAAACTGGGTTATAGATAAAATAAACGGACTTATAAATAGTATAAACAGTGTATCTGGAGCAATAGGAGTGCCATCAATACCAACGATTTGACGTTTACAATTCCAAAAATGAGGAATAGTGCCGGAACACTTCCAAACGGGCGGAATAGTAGCAGGTGGGAAACTACCAGCAAACCACGACCAAATCCCGGCAATGCTAGATCCCGGAGAACTAATTTTGAATAGAGCGCAACAAAAAAATCTTGCATGACAAATGACAAGCGGGCAACCAGTAAACGCGCCGACTATAAATATCACTTTTTCTTGAAATGCGTTTTATGGCGAAGACGATTTTATTGATAAAATAGGGGACAAAATAGTTAAAACATTACAAACCCACACTGCTTTTGCAAGTTTTTAATTTTTAATTTTAAAAATATATGATAAAAATTTTTGAAAACGGAACGGAAATCACAGAAAAAATTGAACTTGCAAGCATAAATATAAAAGAAAGTTTAAACAACCGCAGAAACACGGCAGGATTAATAAGTATTGATTATGAAATCGCAGAGGGTAAAATTATTGAAATATACGAAGGGGCTAAAATTATGCAGCCCCTTTCAGTGTGAGCGACTTCGGTAATTTTAGACGATATTTTTGAAGACACGGGAAAATTTGAGCCAGGAAGGATTTTTATATTATGAGTAAATACAGCAAACGCTGAATATATAGAAATTTTAACCGTAAATAATACAACAAAAACAATCACTTTTGCAGCAACTAAAAACAGTCACTCAAACGGGGATTTTTTAGGGTTTAAGAAATATGGCGGAGTAGTAATCAGAACACCCGACAAAAATATCGGTAAAAGCTCACTTTTAGAATATGACGTGGAACTTGCAGACTTTGGAAATTTATTTGACAAAAAAAACGTTGTCGATACTTACGAAAATATGTATCCGCGCGAAATTATTTGACGTTTTATTTATAAATTTTGCTCGACAGACGAAAGCAAAGTTTTATTTGATTTTGAAGATCTGCTAAGTATAACACCAGGGGGAACAGCAAGAACGCCAACACTTGACACAAACGACAGAATAGCAGGAACAGCCAGCACGAACGCAGGAAGCACCGGGGCAGGTTTGGCAACGTATGACGTGAATTTTACAGCCGTAGACTGCACGGATTTAAAACATTTTAGATTTTGGTTAAAACTACCAGCAGCGGCAGAATTAAAAATCAGCAATATAAAATTTAAGATAGGATCATCAAGCAGTAATTATTTTGAATTTAACGACGTAAGAATTGAAAAAGAGTGCTGGAATTACGAAAGTTTTGAAATAATGAAAGGAATAAAAACAGGAACGCCAAATATTACAAATATTGCCTGGGCTAAAATAGAAATCACGACGCTTTCATCAATACCAGCCGGGGACATAAAATTTGACGAAATGACAGCAACAGCCGGGGGGTTTACTCTTAAAAATTGTGATTTATGACCTAAAAAAATGACCGACGTTCGCGTCCAATATAAAAAGCCGACAGTATTATCGGAAAATATAGCAAAAACGTTTAAGTATTACTGGTTTATAGATTATAACAAAGATTTTAATTTTTACCCACAAGCAGGAATTGAAGCCCCTTTTGAATTGACAGAAACATCACAAAATTTTGACAATTTAAGAGTGCAGGCAGATATTACAAATTTAAAAAATAGACAAGTAGTGCGCGGAGGAATAGCACCCGACCAAAACCGTTACATCCAAGAGAGATTATGAGACGGCGTGACAGAAAGCTGGTATATTGATTATTTAGCGTCAGACGTTAAAGTTTATACAGATACCGGGGCGTGATTTATTCAAAAAACCGTATGAGTTGAAAACCTAGTCGACCCAACAACGGTGGATTATCTTTTTAACTATAACGAAAAAGTTGTTAGACGTTCGCAAGATACAATTTTGACCGCAACCGATAAAATAAAAATTGATTATATACCATATAAGCCGGTGCGCGTGCAAATTCAAGACCTTGCAAGTATAGCATTTATGAAGGCTTTGACATGAGGGGACGGAATTTATGACGGGGCAGTTATAAACGACAACAGCATAAAAGATTATGACAGCGCGAGAGATAGAGCCAGGGCAGAAGTTCAAGCATATTCAAACCCTATTTTATCGGCTAATTTTACAACAAATAAAGACGGTTTGACAATAGGGCAAACGCTTTATATTACAGATACAAACAGGGGATTAAATAACCAGCCTTTCGTTATTCAGCAAGTAGGAGCAAAACAAAAAATCGGTGGACGTTTTAATTATACAATAAGTGCCGGATCATCGCTTTACGGGTTAACAGAGTTTTTTCAATATCTTTTGAAACAAACCGCCAAAACAGAAATTGACGAAAACGAAGTCGTGGATATCGTAGTTTCAGACGACGAAGTTATGTCAATAAGTGATAATTATATTTTTATACATAAAACAAGACCATTTTATGCAATGGGGGCAATATCAGGGATGACACCAAACGACGCTTATGCAGATTTTTCAGAAACTGCATAAAAAAATATTATAGTTGAAAAAAAACATAAAAAAAATATACTAAAAATAATTTATAATTTAATTATAAAAAAATGGAATCAGTTATCGACTTAAAACCAAATTATAGAATAACAAAGGCAACAAATGAAACTTTGGCAAAAATATATTTAGAACATCACGAAAGACCTTTGACTGAAAAAATGATTAAATATTTTGCCGAAAAACTTTGACAAAAGAAAATGTCAAACATAAGAAGGGAAATCGGGAGAATTTTATCAGATTATAACGGACTTTTTAAAAATGATTTGCGTGTTATAGAAACCCACAACATAATCCCCAACGTTTTAAGAAACCAGTTTGCAACACTTTTGAGCGGAACGAGCGTGCCGAGTTCATTTCAAGCAAATTATATTGCTTTATGAAACGGAAACACAACCCCAGCCCTAACAGATACACAACTGGCAAACGAAACAAAAAGGGCTTTATTTACTAACAGATACAGCAGTGGACACGTTGCATATTTAGACCGTTTTTTTAGCTCAACAGAAATTTCGGGGCAAACATTTTTGGAGATTGGTATATTTTGCGACGGGACGGCAACAATAAACAGTGGGTATTTACTCTCAAGGATTTTGATAAACGAAACAATGGGGGCAAATGAAACACTTACTATCAACGCCCAAATTACTATTAGTAGTGCAACTTAATTTATTTTTTAACTATATAGAAAAATGCCAAGGAATAACAGCACGACGTGGAATATAGCTGATCCGATAACAGCGGTAAGATTAAATGAAATAAACGCAGACGTCGACGATTTGTATTCTACTGGAAGCGACCGTTTGAAGGTTTGGGCTTTACCTGGATTAGATGTTCAAATTTGAGCTTGAAATTATAGAATAGGATCAAGTGAAGGAATTTTTGCAGGTAGCACGGAAATAATGACCGACGACACAATAAATTATATTTCACTTACATGATCTGGGATTATAAATATTTCAACGAGTGGATGGAATACAAATTATTTGAGACTTGCAAAAGTAATTACAGCAGCAGGAATAATTACAAGTGTTGAAAATTGGAGACCAGACGGGGTAGGTTGAGTTTTAGGTGGTTGAGGAGGGTTTAAAAATATAAGTTCCACATTTTACACCGCAGGAAAATTGACAAGTTTTATTTGAGACGGGGTGACTTATACTTTAACTTATACAGCAAACGGAGGAATTGAAACAATAACAAACGGAGCAAATACATGGACGGCAAGTTATGACAGCTCTTGAAATTTTACAGGGCTTGTCGAAAGTTAAGATTTTATTTTTTAATTTAAAAAATTATGTTCGTAGTAAATGCAAATGCAAGTCAAGAAATTATAAATTCAGCTGAATATATAACTCATAATCAAAATACAATATTATTTTCTAATTATTGAAACTATTATTGAAGTTGGCTTGATAGAACAAATAAGTATGTATATTTTATAAATTCACAAACTGTTGCACCTTGGTTAGAAATGCAAATGTGGAGTTATTGATTTAATTGATTAAAAAATGGAGTAGTTATGACTTTAAGTTGATTTTGAACTTTTACAAGTCAGCCAGATTTTACTTTTATTCAATGATCACATAACTGAAATTTTTTTATTTATTGTAATAGTAATTGATGAAGTGCAAGTTTTACTGCTGGGAAAATTTACCCAGTTACAATTTCTTGAACTACCGCAACACTTGGTGGAGCAAATACAGTTCCAACTATTAGTTCTTATACATTAAGACAATTGTTCGCGAATTGAACTAATATATTTGCTTTTTATTCTCTTACATCTTCCCCTTATACAGCAGATGTTGGGAGAAAGTGGAATGGTTCAACTTGGTCGACTTTAAGTTGAGCAGCTTTACCAACAAGTCTTGGAGTTGTTCAAACTCAAAGTTATATAAATAATTGATCTTATCAGGGTATATTTTCAACTTTACCAATATGAACAACAACAAAATATTGATACACTATATTTGATACTTCTAAACATAGTTTAAGATTTAATTTAACAACAGAAGTTTGGAGTTTATCCTGATTTACTTATGGTAATTTTGTATGAGACCCAAGTTGACTTGTTATTTGAAGTAATAAAATTCAATTAAAAGATGATACTTCTATTCCTTGACCACAACAAATAATCAATTTTTATAATGTAAACGATATAGAAAACTGATTATTAAGTACTTGATATAATACTTGAAATTATTATTATTCTTGATGTGTTGCTTGATTAAATAAAAGATTTAGAAAAATAGTTGCTTATTCAGCTAATGCAAATTATTTTGCTTTATTTTCTTTAGATTGATGAGCGACTTGGAATTCAGTTATTTATATAAGCACTTTAATAACAAATTGATATAATTTTAATTATACAGGAAATTTAATTTGTTATGTTTTTTATTCTTGACAGTATAATTGACCTATGGCTGAAATTGTATCTTAATTTTATTTTTTAATTTTAATTCTTATGAAAATTTATATTAAAACCGATATAAACGGAAAACTTACAGAAGCAGGGCAAACACAAATTGAAGATGCAGAAATCATTGAAGCAACAAGCGAACAATTTGATTTGATACAAAAACAATACGACACAATAATAAAAGACGGAGTAATCACTGAACAAATAAAAGGTGAAAATGCTATAAATCTTGAAAATAGTTTAATTGATAATCAAACAATAAATGAAAACAACAGCTTACCGCAAGACGGACAAATTAACTCCGCAGTTTAAAGAAAAAGTTGAAAAATTCCTTGCCGAAGTAAATAAAAACGGGCAAATAATATTTTTGACTGAAACTTGGAGAACGCAAGAAAGACAAAATGAACTTTTAAAACTTTGACTTTCACAAGTTAAACATTCAAACCACCAGGACGGCTTAGCTTTTGATATTTGATTTTTTGGGGCTGAATTATACCCAGCAGACTTAAATAAATGGAGAGCCGTCGCAGATATTGCAAAAAAATATAATATCGACTGGGGTTATGATTTATGGAAATGGGATAAGCCACATTTTCAAGATAATGGAACGCCTATTTTAGCACTAATAAATCCAAATATGAAAAAAAGTAAATATTCAGATATTATGAACGCAGTAATTAAAGAAACGAACTTTGACACTATTTTTGACAAACACGAAGGAGACGGTCAAATTACAGAGCAAGAAACAAAAGAACTTATAGAAATTGCTTTTGCAAGATTTGCAACAAGAAATAATTTAAAATAATTTATTTTTTTACAAATAGATCATGAAAGAAATTTTTAAAAATATATTTTCATCAGCAACAAAAACAGTTTTTATTATAATTGCTCTTGCGTTGGTAGCATTTACAGCTGTTGGAATTATAGACGGAAAAGATTTTATAAATATTGCTCTTATGGTATTTACAGCCTATTATTCAAAGAACGCAACAGGAGCAGAAACAGAAAAGAAAAAAGACAGCTCGACAGATATTTAAACAAAATAAAACGCCCGATTTTCGAGCGTTTTTTGTTTGGGAAATAGTTTGCAAATCGGTTTTACACCAGGTCGCAAGACAGTCGCAAAACACGTTTGCAGCGTATTTGAAGCCTACGAAATAAATTCAATATCAATTTTTTTACTAAAAGTATCAAGGGAAGGGAAGACAGGGTCTCACTTTTTAGACAAGTGCGACAAATCTATCGTAAACGGTAAATCTTTTCTGAACTCCATATCTTTTTGTGGATTTTTTACGAATATGTGATTTTGTAATGGGCGACGTATAAAATTATGCGTTGGCTCTTTTTTTGGTAAAATATCGGCGAACTTTTCTTTTATGTTTTTCATGATAGACGGAGCAGCAACAAAACAATTTTGTGTAATTTCGTTGAAAATTTGTTTTAATTCTTTTGCTTTTTCTCAACTAGATAAAATTTGCACTATTTCTTGCCTCGACATTTCGGGATTTAAAACACGCCCATTATTTGCCCCACGAACTAAAACTTTTAGATCATCTAGTTTTTTTGCTAAAATATCAAATCTATTTCTTGGAATACCAAAGACCGCCTCTATATCATCACGCTTAAAACTTTGATTATTAAATAAATAGTCTATAATTTCTAAAGTTGGAATCCCCTCGATCATATCAACCGGCGGAGTAAATTTTTGAAATTCAGATTTTACAGAATTTATTATATTTTCTAAATTATAGAATAAAACGAAACTAAAACTAGCTTTTGGTAATAAATAATTTTGATATTTTAAAGCATTTTCTATTAAAACGACACTTTGGTCGGGAAAAGATAAAAGACCCGTTAAAACGCACGTCCCGGCACAAATTCAAGTATTTTTTACAAATCCTTTGAAAGTTCCATTTTCTAAAACGTTTTTAAATTTATCAGACATAATTTGTCCGTATGTTTTTGTATTTGTTTGCATAATATTTTTATATTAAAAGTTAAATTTATTTTTATTTTTGAATACTTACATTTTAGCCACCCCTGGAAGCTAACAAATTTGCAAGTAATTATGGGGGAATAAAAATCATATAAAATATAGTTAAGTAATAAACAAAGATATAGTAGCACATAAAAAAATAAAAAGCAAGAAAAAAGTATAAAAAAAGTAGAAACCGCAAACCAAAAAGCAAATCAAAGCAAACCGCGAACATAAAACAAAACAAATTAAAAGAAAGTAGAAAAAAAGTATAAAAAAGACTGGACAAAACAATTTTTTTTCATAATATATGGAAGCTGACGAAGCAAAGAAATATTTTATATAATAACCCCAAAAAAATATGGGAGCAAAAAGAAAAGAACTTCAAGAATATTTTAAAACATTTTTTGAAGAAAAAGACCTGGAATTTAAACAATGGGAACTTACAGACAAACAAGGAAACTTGCATTTAATAAATAGCGACGTAATAAAAGAATTTTTGACAACAGGCGAAGCGGTAAACGTAAAAGACCTGGAATCAGTAAAAACAAAAATCGTTGAAATAGATTTTGCAAACGGAGACATAAATTTATTTTTAAGATATATCGCTCAATTTATTATTAACAACTATTAAAATGACGACTATAAATATCACGGCGGGA